AACAAAACCACCTACTCCTACCTTGCTACCTTTCTCTTCTGCTAATACACCTAATGCAAATACTCCGTAAAATACTATCAGCAATAATACAATGACAAGCTGAAGTATAGTTGTTGTTGCTATGTTGCATAACCCTTTATATTTTCTTTTCACGACTTACCTCCTTTAGTATGTTGATATAATGAATAGCTTTGTCTAAATCTTCAATGCCATTTTTTTGCTCATAACGTACAACGTATTTTATAATGTTTCCTTGTATATAAGATAGTTTGTTTTTAGTTATAAACTCCAAAGGTTGAATGGCATAGTCTTGGTAATGACTGCCAGCAACCTGTTTGTCTAACTCACTCATTAAAAAGTTCCTCCATTAATCGTTGATGTAATTCACGCTGTGTTCCGTAGCGTGCTTCCCATGTTTTCTTACCTATCTGATGTATCCCTAACTTGCCCTGGTGATGAGTATGGCATAAAGGTATCATGTCTGCATCTTTCATACCCATACCAGTATGGTCTCTGATGTGATGTATGTTGCATGGTGGTAAGTCATCTTCCTCACAATACCACCTACAAACCACACACCCAAACTCAACCATCTTTTGCATGCGTAACTTTTCTGCTTTAGTAGCCATTAGATAATCCTACCTATCCATTTATGATTCTTAATAATCATTGGATGAAGCTTAGGTTGACCATCTACAATTACTAACGATGACATAACAAACCTGTCCTTAAAGTTCTTAGCATACTCAAATGCTAACGACTGTTGGTTAGTTAAACATCCAGTCTGAGCACCCCAAACAAGTTTGTCAGGATTGCTGTAATACTGAATACTAGACTTACTATGGTAATGGCCCTGGACTGTATTTAGTCCCATACGCTGTGCTACTTGTAGGACATTTGCTGACATTCCGTGAGTAAAAAAACATCTCTCGCCATCAGACAAATTAATCGTTAGGTCATTAACCCAATTCCATCCCTTACCTACCTCCAGAAAGTCGTTATAAGATTTTAAGAAACCTTTTGGTAAACCATGTTTCAATGCTCTTCTAAAGACCAAGCTACTATGGTTACTATCTACTAAGGTCATCTTTGGAAAAATCTTTTCTAGCTTATGTATCTCAGCCTTAGCTAATTCTAACTCATCACCTGCACTTGGCAAGTCAGGATTAGAATCATGCATTGAGATAGCATGGCAATCAATTTCATCACCTATGTTTACCACCAAGTCAAAGCCTTTGTAATGTTTCTTTAAGGCTTCTAAGAATGGTAAAGCACTACGATGTTGGAAGGGACAATGCATGTCCCCGATTACCAACACCTTTTTGTAACCAGCCATTAAGACTCGTCCCTGTTAATTCTGTATTTATACAAGCCATTGTTAACATGCTCTCTATCTACAGTAAAGCCACCAAACCTTTCCTTCCTAAGATTTCTAATACCAGCAGATGCTGATGCTTCAGGAGCTCCAGTAATTTCTGATACCTCTCTTAGTGTATACCACATGCCATTACTCATGCAATCATATATTCTTTGCATCTGGCCTGTTAGTCTGTGTGAATCTCTTTTGTGGTCATAAGTTGCACCATCAAATACTTCATTATTATATTTAGGCATAGTTCCCTCCATTTAAGTTAAAACCTAAGCTTGATGCAAATACTTCAACCTTAGATAGATAGTCTACAAACTCTTTAATGTTTAATTTAGATGTTGATGGTATTACTACCATTTCATCACCTAACATCTCTTGCTTGTAGGATAAAAATTTATACTTCATAAGCTCATGCATTTCACCTTCATCATATCCAAGATATGAGCCAAGCTCCTGGATAAGTTTCCAATACCTGCGATTTTGCTGAGTGCTTCTATTAAAGGCAAAAGGTTTAACTTCTACCTCCCAAGCTTGTGATAAGTCTAACTCACCAATCTGCTTTCTTAGATGTTCCAACTCCTCTTCGGATGTCACTTTGTATCTTTGCATAACCTTTGCTCCTAAAAATTTTACCTTCTTTAGATGTCGCTTTAAACTCTACGTCATCCCCAAATGTTTTCTTTACTTCTTTAATAAAGTCTTTAATCATCATGCTACCAGGTCTCCGTATATTCTAATGTTTTAGGCTTATAACCGAAACCCCACTTAGTCTCAATACCTTGTCCATGACGTTGCTTAAGTAAGTAAACAGAACATGGGGATTGACTCATAATCTTTTCATCAATACCACCTTCGGCTAACTCTCTCTCACGCTTTTTGTTTCTATGAACAGATAATACATTATCAACTAAGTTAGTTATATCCGAGCTACCTGATACATCAAATTTATTACTTCCTTCATCTTCCGATGCTGTTTTTTTACTGTGAGCCACTAAGAATATATGTATACCTAAATCTCTAGCTGACACACACAAATCATCAACAAACCTTTTTTGTCCAGCATAATCTTCTGATGGTATACCACACTTCATCAATGAATCAATAACCATAAGTTTAACACCAAGCTTTTCAGCACAATAGTAAACTACCTCTTGCACTTTTTTAGCTGTAGTATTTCCACCTTCTGGGTCATACATATACAATCTTTTTTCTAATTTATTTACAAAGTCTGCAATGTAATCATCGTTAGGCATAGCCTCACCTGTTTGCTGACACATCCTTCCTAATGTTTGTTTAGGCAACATCTCAAAAGATGCAATCATAGTCTTTTCTGTTGTTGCAATAAATGCAACATTACATAGTTGAGCCATGCAGACTTACCATGACCTGAATACCCAGTGACTATACTTACCTCACCACTTCTTACTCTAAAGTCTGTATGAGTTTTATGAAATGGTAAAGCCTAAGCCACTTGTTAAGTCATCATTAAAATAAGACTTCACATCTTCTAAGTATTCATTAGGACTTTTAATTTTAAGATGTTCACCTGTATCTCTTTTTTCCATATAACCAGAAATTTCTTTATCGGTTATAAGTATATCTTCTAGCGTTTGTGCTACCATTTTGGTCTCCGAGTTGGTGGAGTGGGAGGGAGTTGCACCCTCGTCCAGTCTGCGAATTTAATTTTACAGCCTGTCAAAACTAATACCACCCCTATTTACATTTACTGTAAGCATCTCTAACATTTGCTACAGCCTTTAATAATCTGTCATGGTCTATATCGTTAAGTGGTTTATTATTTCTAATATCTACACTTGATAAGCCAATAATTAATACTTCATCTCGCAATCATCTTTAATACTGCAAAAGGATTAAAGCTATGTTTCTCTGCCTGATACAATTTATTATCAGGGAGTATGTCTTTCCATTCCAGTCCTGCACTCTCTAATATTGTTTTAACATCACAGCCAGCAAAGCAGTTAAGTAATATTCTATCACCATCTCCTTGCTTAATTCCTAGTGATGCACTCTTATCTTCATGAGCTGGGCAACGGCATGAATATTGGCCGTTACCTGTCTCACGAACTCCATCAAAGTGGTTCAAGACCTCTTGGATTAGAATGGTACGTCAGCTCCTTCTACTGATGCGTTATTAGTACCAGAATTGTCTTGTGGTTCTGATATTCTACCGCTTAGGAATTTTAATCCAGACTTACTCTCTCTAATCCAACAAGCCATCCGCATTTCTTTACCACCTTCTAGTGTAATGTTTCCTGTGTAATCAGGTCTTGCTTCATTATCACCCTTGTCGTTTTTAAATAGTGCAAACGAGTTAGTGTTGTCATACTGTTCAGCCATCTTTATTACCTCCATTTTTAATGTCATTAATTAAACCTTCTACTTCTATATCAAATTCTCTAACAGCTTTTTCTATTTCAGCTATTAGCTCATCATCTTTCTCAACCTTAACAATCTTGATGCGAAGGTCTGGTGGAAAGTCAGGATGATAAGAACAGAAATATCCGTAGTCGCTTTCCGTGCAAGCTATTTGCCATTGTACCTGGTACTGGTATCGCTTGTCCATAGTTTTTGACAATAGATTTTTAGCATGAGTAATATGCGTAGGACATTTAATCTCCAGTATAGCATTTTCCCCTCTAAGCAATCCATCAGGACTTGCACTTGTATTTACAATTTCAGGATGGTCAAAGCTACCACAAAGAGCAACCTCTTTTCCTGTCATTGCTTCAAAGAGTGTACGAGCATCAGGTTCTCTCTCCACCCCATCATGCATGGCCTGATTCATGAAATTAGGACTGGCAGATTTACCAGTTATCCTTTCAATAGCAAGCTCCATTCTGAGTCTAGTTTTATATGTTGACTCCCCATATTTTGTTTTCTTCATTAGGTCAGATAATTTACTCGCAGTAATTTTTCCCATCCTAACTTTAAACCATTCATCACTACCCTGGATTAATCTTCGTTGCTCACAAAAAGTCCTCCTGTTGTTTAACTGCATTACCTACTTCCTCGGCTGATGCTATGCTTGCATCTATACCAATTCCGTAGACCCCTAGTGCTCTTCCTATAGCAGATGTCTCACAGTTCTCAATGTAAGATGTCTTGTTGATAAATGAGCTTGCTTCTTTTTCATAAGCATGTCCTGTTGCTACTAGAACGCCCTCAACCATAATCTTAGCCTGGAACATTACCTGGCCATCTGCATTAGCCATAATCTGAGTAAGAATTTGTCCGTTAGGATGTTGCTTCCTAAACTCTTTAATTCTCTCGTTAACCATGATGTACTGCTTACCTTTTATGTCTACTGATTTCATCTAACTTCCTCCTTATAATGTTGTTTAATTAAATTATTACGCTCTTCTAAATTGCTCCAGTTATAGCTATTTTCTGTAAGCCATTTTGTTGCTCTACTTACATACTCTAGCTTATCTTCCGATGATGGCTCTTGTGCTACTTTCCAAAACTTAGCTTTTGTATCATTAAAGATAACATCTAATGCTGGATAAAAATTATCAGCATGGCCATCATAAGACTTTATGATTTGCTTTATTCTTTCAAAAGTAAATCTTTTGTCTTCTTGTAACTTCTTGCAATACTTAACTAAACCCTCAGCCTCAGCTATTCTTTTGTTGTTTGTAGAGGGCATCATTTTATTAAGCTGTCTAAGTTCATCCAAACGCTTATCTGAATCAACCATCTTTTTTAAGTTGGTAGTATCAGTACCTTTCTTAGAACTTACTTTAAGTTGAGAGCTTTTCTCCAAATCTAATAATACTCTTGGGTTAGTATATCCATGTTCATCCTCATCCCAAAACTCGTTAAGAACATCAATATATACTTCATACTCTATTTCTTGATTCTTTTTACATAGTGTCTCTAACGATTGTTTTGTAACAATACCTCTTTGTCTGTGTGCTTCCCATATAAGCGTTAGGTAAGCATACTTATGACATAAATCCAAGTGTATAGTATCTACTATAAAATCATTAATGATATGATTATAGTAGAATGGTTTTTCAATAATTCTTTTCATAGTTTCATCCTTGTATAGTTTAAAAGTTTTACTGCTACTGCTATTTCTCTTTCTCTTTCTATTTCTCTTTCTATTTCTGCCGTAAAAACTAAATCCCTTACTACTGCTTGGTTCTATTAGATATATCAACCTTGTCTTTTACCCAAGAATTGATAATATCTTCATGTTCTTTATCTAACAAAAACATGACTGTTGCAATTCCTAACGAATCAATCAATAACTCAAACTGCATTAAAACTTCATGAGACCATTGAACTTCCTCATCAGGTACTTCTACTACTTCTTGCTCTACATAATCAACTTCTAATTCATCTGACATATTTAATACCTCCTCTTCACTACTAATGGTTAATTAATTTTTGTGCTTGTAAGTTACTGATTACAAACACAAATAATTGGACTTTTTCTACTTCGTTTTCTAGTAACATCCAGTGTTGGTACATACAATTAGCTCATCATCATAAATGAATGTTGGTGAACCATCGTCCTTTGGTACAACATAATATTCAGCCTCACCATCCTTAATAACAATACCAGATTCCTTAGCATTGTCAATGGTTACTAACGAACCATCATCCTTGTAAAAGGATTGATAGTCGTCAGCTCTTGCTTGGTTAATCATGTTTCTTGCAAATACAAATACTAATATAACTAAAATTAATGCATTTAATGGTTTCACTCGTTTTCCTCCTTGTTTTCATAAGAATCTAAATTTTTGACTTTGGTTCTGCCTTGTGCTTTATAACCATGAAGCTCATCACCCAATACATATTCAAAGTGGTCTCCATAGTAATAAATTGGTTCAGATGTCCAAGTCCCGTTTACTTGTTTTGCACCATTCCAAGTTTCATCTTTGCCTTTCTTGGTCGGATGCATAACTTCAGTTTCTAAAACTTGATTGTAACATTCCCACAACCTAGCAATACATTTTTCTCTTTGTTTCTCTTGACCCTCTATACGAGAAGGTGAAGTATGAGAATATTCCTTGCCATTTTTTGTTATAGTATGTTTATAGTTCTGAGCCTTTTCAACCAAGTTCATAATCCTGTCTAACGATACCTGAGCAGGTTTATTACGCCTTGATAAGAAACTAGCTAACTCTTCACCACGAATTACCAATGTATCTAAGTAACCCCTGGCCTGTCCTGCTTTTCTGTGCTTATTTTTCATCTGACCTCCTAATATTTATTGTTAGTATAAACTTGAACACCATCTTCGTAAGTTGTATTGCCAAAACTTAACTGGCCATCTAACTCACCCCCAACCTCTTCTACAGCATTAGTAAAATACTCATTATCGTTTAGCCAATTACCAAAATATCTTTTGTCGTCTAACGATAAGCTACCCACCAACTCAGAACGCTGTTTGCTGGTTAATGCTATTCCTTTCATCTTGAGGATGCTTAATGCTGTGTGTCCACCAACTGCTGGAATTTCATCATCACCATACTCAAATTTACCTTCTTGATAGTCTTCAACTAACTGAGCTTTTTCTTTAGAGCTTAACGCTTTTGCTTGCTCTTTAGCAATCTCAATTAATTTTTCACTACCTTCAATTTCAATCATAGTTCTTTTGCTTATTTTCTTGTCTACTAATAGTTCACCTACCATTACATTTAATGTACTCATTTATACGCTCCCGTGTTTTTGTTCATATTTAATTAACTCAGGTGAGTCAATCTTCTTAGTCAAACAATGTCCAAACATATTCATAAAACCAAACCCTTGAACTGTTGAACACCACCCTCTATTATGTTGCTGAAATATAGAAGGCTTCCTACATCCTGTACAGGTTTTTATCTGTCTCATTTTTGTGATTCCTTATAAAGTTTATCAAGTTGAGAATTGGTTTCCCTGTTCATACCACGCCACTTATACTCAGGTTGCTCAGTAAAAGTGTCAGGTAGTAACCCTGCCATTCTGTCTATAGCCATTTTAAGTCTACTGCTAGTACAACCACCATAATGGCTAGCTGATAGTTGTCCCTTGTACTTATGATTTTTTCTTAACATAAAATTACTCCTAAAAAAGTGCTTCACCACATTCTAACATGGCTTTTTTATATAAGTCACGCTGAGTTAAAGCTTTCTCACCCGTTGCAACCACCTTTAAACCATTACGTTCTGCATAATGCCTTGCTTCTCGTAACGATAAAAATTTTCTGATTGTGTAGTCGTCACTATCTACACAAATATGAGTCCAAATTCTTTGCATAATTCTCTCCGCTTAGTTAAAAAATATACTTCTTTACCCTACATATATATGTGAAAAGTGAGCAATCCCTCTGATAGCAAGGGATTTGTTACACCCATCTTTTCTCACTATATTCACCAGTCTCTCTATCATACTCCCATCCATCCAGGCTTTCAGCTTCTAATAAAGCTTCATATCTTTCTTCAGCCTGGTCTATAGCTTGTTCTGCTATTGTCTCAAAGTCTATTCTGCCCATGAAGTCATGTAGCTGGAAAGATGATAGTGTGTTTTCAGCTTCTTCCCACCAAGCTTCTTTTAGTCTTTCAACTACTGGAAAGCTTGAGTTAAATTCTTCAGTTCCGTAAACATAGTCATCTGCTAGTTCGTTAACAATGTCTTGGCCTATTAGTTTAAGCACTGAGTTTTTATTTGTTAGTAACATATTATTTATCTCCTGTAAGTTCGTTAATGAATGATTTCACCCAGTTAATTTGGTCTTCGTAAGAATAAAAGATTGCATCTGAGTTATCCCAGTCTAATTCATAGTTAGGTGTGTAATTAGCTAACGCTTCATCACACTCTGCGTTTAAGTTTACAATCTCTTGCTCTAGCTGTTTAACTAATCTTTCTGTTACTGGTTTTAATGTTTTCACTTTTGTATCTCCTTTATTAGTATTGTAATTTAGTTCTGGTTCTATTGCAAGCTCATCATTTGTTATCCTTATTTTTTATGAGGTTCGTTGAGAACCCAATGTTTAAATTTATACCAAACATGCTCAAGGTATTCTTCCCAGACATAAAGAGCAACGGCTACACCGACTACCCACTGCCATGCTGGTGCTGAGACTGTCCATAACATTTCCATAAAATAGTTCCTATAAAGTTAAAACTCCCTACCCCTTATTCGCTTAACAAACCATCCATAATTCCTCTTTGGTCATAAAAACTACCTATAGGAAATGGTGGTTGTTGTGTTGCCTGTTTAATTGCGTTATCAATATCTAATGCTTGAGTTACCTTTTTGTTATTTTTGTAGGTATTTAAAAATGGCACTTTATTAGAAAACTCTTTTGTCAAAGCGCTTGCTGTGTTTGAAGTGTTTACAGCAGAGCCTACAGGCATAAAGCTATCTGATTTAGCAACCCTTTTTAATGCTTGAATTTTTAATAGTTCTTCTCTACTAAAAACAGCTTCTAACTTTTTCTTACCTATGTTATTCAATACCCTCTCTAAACCTTTTGCGCTTACCTTAGCAAAATCGTTAGTAGTATCACCAGTCATCGCCCTCTTAATATGCCCTAACAAATTGTTTTTAATAACCTGTTTTCCAGCATCGTCAAGAGAGTTATATGAAGCTACAAAATCATCACCTTTGGAGCGAACAAAGAATTTCTCAAAGAAGTCTTCTGAGTTTACCTTTGGGTTTCTAAAGTCTGAAAGTGCTGGTATTTTATCTTGCATTTTATTGTACTCATAAGAAGCCTTTTTAGCATCTTTAATTGCTTTAGTAGCTTCTTTACCAAAGTTTTGCCCAGCTCCTAATTCAACCTCTTCTAACGCATCTCTTACTTGCTTTTAGTGCTGAGTACTCAGCACCATTGCCACTTCTTAATGCTGTTCTCATATCTTGCGCTATAATGCTTTGAAAATTAGATTTAGCATCTACAGTAAAGGATTGAGGATTGTCTACAAAATCAGCAATTTCTTTTTTAACACTCTCTGGAAGCCTTCTGGTAAGATTGCTGTCGGCTAATTTCTTTGTTAACTTTGTGTTAAAACTTACAGCATCATACCAAGCATTTCTTCCATCACTACCTAAAGCTTTATTGTATAAGTCTTTTATTTGTGTTTTAAACTTTTCATTAATAGCCTTAAATAACCCAAACACTTCTTCACCAGCTTCTTTAGTTGGTTTAGCTACTCCAGCACCCATATCATCAAAACTATTAATAATAATATTGTTATTTTGATTCTTAATGCTTGCTAATGAGTTTGCTCCGTTTTCACCTTCAGCTAACTTTGCTAGGTTTTGTTCAGCAGTTACTTGTGCTGGGTCTCTATTTAAAGTTCCAACAGTAGGTTTAGTTCCAGTTAATTTATATTAGGTAAGTTTCTAACACTATTCTTAATATTAGATACCTTATTAATTAAGTTAGCACCAATGCCTGGAAAGAATGCAGATGCCCCAATACCACCACCAATCTTAGCGACATCACGAACGCCTTGACTTGGGAACATATTTTGTCCACCTTGTTCTATGCCCTCAAAAGCACCCCCAAAGGAAGCACCGCCTACAGTAGCTCTTGATGGACTACCTCCAAGTGTGTTAGGAATAGCTTGTCTTACATTGTTAGCTGTTTGTCTAGCTAAAGAAATATCTGTACCTGCTACTGTTGGACTTACTAACGGGTCTATCTTTAATTTATTAGCTAAACTAGCCATAGACCCTGCACCTGTACCAAACTCAGTTACAGTGCTTCCTATTTTTTCAATAGGAGTTTCTGGGTAAGGTAAGTTCATAAGGTCGCCTATTTGTTGACCAAGACCCTTATTAGGTATTTGGTTGTCTTCGTCTAGCATTAAATTTAGGCCACCCCTAATAGGCTGTGCTAATAAATCTATACCAGTACCACCACTAATTCCTTGAAGTGCACTTCTTGCTCCAAGCTTCAAACCCCTGGGCAAGTCTTTTGTTAAATACTCTTCAGATAAAATATAGTCAAGAGTGCTATCGTATTGATTCTTATTCTTTTCTTTATCAAGGATAGACCTTTGAGCATCTAACAAGTCATCGTCATCCTCAAAAGATTCAATACTATCAAGGCTGTCTTCAATTTCAGTTAATGGTATATTTGCTCTTCGTTCTAATAAGTCATCATCATCTTCAAATGTATCTGCCATTATTGACCTCTCGCATTATATTGTTTTACCCATGCATTAAAGACTTCTTGTGGCATTTTTTCGCCATTAGCATAATAACCTTCTGAAGGTACGCCTTCGTTGTTTTTATAAACTTCAAATTTACGGCCATTATGTTTTGAGCCACCAAGACGTTTATCTACCATCCTATCTCTTTGGTACTGTAAGATACCGCCTTTACCTAACAATTTAACATCAGCCATCAATTCTTCTTTCATGAGTTTGGAGTACTTATCATCCCAGTCTAGTGAAAAACCTCTTACATGGTCGCCATAGCCATTTTCTTTTACATAGGCCATTAAATCTCTTGCATATTTTTTTCTAAACTCTGCTCTTCTTCTTGAGACATAAGAGATAATTCTGTTGGTTGCTAGTGGATTGCCAAGCTGAACTGTTGAGTTAAGTAATTGAATAAAGTCATTATCTGTCATTGGGCCTGTGCCTGGCTTTTTACTACCAAGAGCAAGTTCAACTTGAGCAGATTTTAATGCCCTAATAAAATGACTCCTGTCATTTCCTGCTGGAACTATGTTGACACCTGTTTGCTTACCAACATAATCAAAGAAGGCCATAGCATCTGTCTTGAAATCTGCACCAAACCCTTGTTCATTACCAGCAAGTTCAATTAACTCTGAAGCATAAGCCATCTTTTGGTTTAAGCTTGTCTCACCCTGAATGTCATTTAACTCTTTATCTACAAAAGCTCTGCTACCCATTTGAATCTTATCTTCTAGCAACTCGCCAGTGCTTTGCGTTACTGACATAGAAGGCTTCATGGCTATATCTATTCTAGCTTTACCTTCAGCTTCAGATTCAGACATTTCTGGGTTTTCCCTTAAATACTTATCTCTTAATGCCATCACTGTTTTCTCTTTATTCATAGCAGTTTCATTAGGAGTTTTAGGTTTATAAAAATCTCTTATAATTTCACCAGCTTGTTCTTGTGGCATGTTGAAATCCTTTTGCAATATAAGGAATGCTACTGCCATAATCTTTATTCTTTTGGTTGAGCTAAATATCCAATAGCCCCACCTAATAAACCTCGCATTAACGATTGGTCTTGTGCTTTGTCAAAATCAGCTTTTTCTAATAAGCCAGCTTTTTTATACTTGTCCATATCCATAGAAGTTCCAGCACCAAATATATTAGCGCCTGTGCCAAATATGTTCTTTAAAAAATCCATTATAAAATTCCTTGTTGTTTAAGTTTCATAATTTGCTCTGGAGTAAGCTGATTAGCTCCCCCGTTAGGAAATGATGTCATTGGAGTTCCTGCTGTTTTAGTTAAATCTACAGTAGGCCTTGATATGCCTTGACCTGCTGGAGCATGCTTTATTGGCTCTGGTGGGGTTGGTTGTAATAAATTAGCTCCTTGACTTAAAGTAAAAGAAGAAACATCACCCCTGTCCATCCCAGTAAATTCTGAAAGTGAATCAGTTACTCCACCAATACCATCTCCAAAGCCATCTAAAAAACCTCCGCCATATCCGCCATCAGCCATTGCTAGCTCTTCTGTTGTAGATGCTACTGGATTATCAAACGAAGGGTAAGCTTGTAATGGGTCTGGAACGGCATTAGTAAATCCTGAATAGTTGTTCATTAATGCTTGGTTGTTTACATCGTTAGTTAAATGAGAACCAATAAAGTCTTGAGGTTGCAAAGCACTATTATTTACAGCAGACTGAGGAACATTATTTGCCACCACCTCCATTGTTGCTAGCTTGTTTTTTTAGTATGTTGTGCTACACTTAAAAGAAACTATATTGCCCCACATTATTTACCACCTCCGCTACCACCTGGTGCACCCCATACAGCGTTAGTGTAATTAGATAAATGTTGTTGTTGAGCGTTCTGACCATAGTCATGTCTTGCAATATCTGCATTAAGTGCTGTTTGGTCAAATCCAGCTTGTTATTTCCAACATTCATTAATTGATTAGCATCATAGTATTGGTTACTTGCTAAAGTTCTGTGCATTGTTCATTGCTTGATTTTGGTTAGCTCTTTCATTGCATAGTTTTGATAAGCATATTGTCCAGCAGTATCAGCTAATGATTGTGCTAGTTTACCAGCATTATTAGCTTGTAGGTTTGCATGAGCATTACTTCCATATCTTCCAGCTTTACTTACATCCGAGAATGTATTGTTAGTTGCTGTGTTATATAAATCTGTTGCTTTTCTACCAGCAGTATTCATTACAGCATCAAAGTTAGGGTTATTCTGTAAGAAATCACCCTGTATCATTGTTTGTTAAGTTGTTGCATTTTTAACACAGGACTTCCAGCTTTGCTTGTGTCATTTGGTTCATAGCTTGTTTGTTGCGAATTAGGGTCTAAATATGTTTGTCCACCATAATACTCTGGCGCACCTTCTCTGTATAATTTTGTTGCTCTGACTTAACGCATCTCTTACATAAGGAACTACGTTAGGGTCTAACTCATTTGTTGTCTGTGAGTTACCACCTCCACCACCACCTTTATACTGAACTAAGCCAGTGTCAGGATTTATACTTCCCTCACCACCTACAGTCTTGAGTAGTTTATCTTCAAATTTATTTATGTGAGCTAAGTAAACATCACCATCATGTCCATGCTTAGATACATCGTTAAGCAGTTTTTTAAGTAACCACACTTTTAATTTAAGTATCATTTTGTTCCTTGTTAAGTTTAAGTTCTACTGTTATATATTTACTTTCAAATCCATACAGCTTTTGCCCATAATTTAGCTACTGATTCTGTTACAGCACTTCCTGTTACTCTGTCACATCCTTGATTTCTCTGTCCACTGCTAAAAACTGTTGCCAATCCATCTTTTGTATTCTTACCACCTATATAAGATATATACATTGTCTAAATCTAGGAAAGTTATACTGTATTGTTGTTAATGCACAATGACATTTGTCATCTCTCATTACCATCAATAGCTGTTGCTCACCTCTACTGCATACATATCTTAAATCGTTAAGGTCAAACTCTCCGTTACCTTTCTCTATTGCTAACTTCAAATGTGGTTCTGCCATATGCCAATACTTATGTACTAATTGTGGCGGTACTACAAATAACTGTGATTTCATCCTTACCCCTATTCATTGTTATAAAATGCATCCTGTCCTAATGCTTGCCTTCTTAAATACTCTTGATAAGCGTGTTCGTGTAGTCTTTGTGTTTCTGGTGAATCGTTACCAAGTAAACCACCTTCTAAATTCTTAATGTCGTTTATTTGGCCATCATAAAGCTTTTCAGTTACTAGCGGATAGAATGGCTCACCATTAACACCACCCGTAGAAAATTCAGTAATATTATGACCATTCAAACCAGGTATTAAACCATGAAAGCCAACATCTTTTGGCATCATTTCACCGCCATAACTTCCATCAGGTAATTGAAATGCTCTTAAACCAAACGGATTAGGTCTGTTTGTTGCATTTAATCCGCCTTTGTAAGGGTCGTCTAATAATCCCATATTTAACCTAATACTACATAATCAAATTTAGTTCCACTTTCACCTACATAACCTACCTTTGCTTCGCCTTTACTTTTACTTTCTATGAAAGGTAATCCAAACTCTGAATTAGACCTTGCACTAAATAAAATAACTGACTCTGTTGATATTCTTTCATCTACCAGTATGTTAGTTCCTTCATAAACTGTCATTGTTCCTGTTGCATTAATCTTACCACCCATCATGCCATTAACGACTTCAGATACATCTCTGTTAGTCCATATCCCATTAAAAGGTAGTATGCGATACATAATTCCTTTTTTTGCCATTATGCTAATAACCCCCAACCTAAATCTTGCTTTTTATTATTATTACCACCCATAAAGGTATCTTGGAAAAGTATATCTGCCTCTAGGTTTGGTGTGTTTACATGACTATCATAGGCTGATAATAATTTATCTGACCACCCTTGAAATAAGCTATTGTTATTTTGTTGCCCAAATATATTCATAGCACTGTTATTTTGCATACCACCAAAAACATTACCACCTTGATTTTGTTGTGGAAAGTTAGCAAAGTTCTCAAAGTATGAACGCCCACCATTGTCACCTTGATTTGCAAAGTTAAATGCCCAGTTTCCTAATAACCCTTGCTGTATTGCTGGGTCTTGTGATAGGTTGCTAAACGGATTGGTAAGGTTGATGTTTTTTTGTTGACTTCCTTGATTTGCTAGCATTACCATTATCTTTCACCTTGAGGCGTTACTGTTAAGTCAAACCCTACTGCTTTTGTCCAAGCTCCTGTTGGTTGCACTCTAAGCCTGTGATACCTACCACCACTTCTTAAGTCTGCTCTATTTTCTTCGGAAGTAACTGATGGTGCACCAAAGTCAATCAAACCACTAAGCTTATTCCTGGAGGTTATTTGAAAGTTAGCACTGCCATTCTCTATAATAGGTTGAGCTAGTGTTGCTACACTAAACATACCAAACTCCATATCATTAGTCGTTAGATAGCAGTCTACAGGAACTAAGTCAAATGTAACTACATGAGCATCTGTCGCACCACAAAAAGCAAACTTACCACCAATAAATAACTTAGAATCTAATGACATTGGCATAGTATCTAGTACAGGGTAGTCAGTATCTAATGAGTCTAATGTTCTGCCTTGTGTTGCAAGTTCAGCTACAACACTTGCATCTGTTACCCCTGTTGACCATCTCTGTGTTTCATAGTTATAAAACATCATACCTCTTGCTGGTGTTTTACTATCAGGTCTAGGGTAGTTCCAAACAATCAATGATTTTAATGGGTCTACAGCAACACTAATATCTTCAGCTTGTGTTTGGTCAAATTGATTAAAGAACCAATCGTTAATCTTGCCTTCACCAATAGGAGTTACTGTTGAACCATCACAAGCTACAAAGCCTGATTCTGATAACCAATAACCTATGCCGTTATGAGTAATAGCAGATGTACCTGATAAACATCCTGTCTTATCTGATATTTGGTCAAACTGCCATATCAAGGGAGTCCCAATATATGACATTCTTGTTACTGCTTTATCTTGTAAAACTAGCCCAAATTCACCACCTAGAACAGCTCTTATTTCACCACCTGAAGGTAATGTTTGAAAGTCTGCCTGGTTAATATCAGAGCTTACCCAGTCATTCTCATTATTTAAATCTGACCATTGTACTTTACTGTATGGCTCAATTCCTTTTTCTTCATCACCATCAGCTATGCAATTACCAGCCACCACAAAATCTCTAACTACTGCCATTGTCCTAGCTCTTGGAGCAGAGGTTATATCTGAAAATAAACCACCATCACCTAGTACATATCTTTGAATCTTTTGTATTCCATTTGTGGCAAGTACAGCTTTTCCGAACTGAAGAAACTGCCAATTTTGTTGTGATGTTGTATAACCCTCAGACCTTGATACATCTGCTATTGAGCCACCTGCTCTTAATAATATGTCGTTTTGACGATATATGTACTTGTCTGTACCAGCAAATATAACAACCTCTGCTTTATCTTGAGCAACAAACAATGAGTTAATATTTTCGCCACTTGGTGTGTCTGCCGAAACTCTTTTTGGAGCTGGAAATGGTGCGTAACCTGTAGAGCTAGAATAGATATTGTAAGCCATATCTAAGTTAGCAGTTGGACTTCCTTCTGTGTCAGGTAGGTCAGGTCTCCACTCACCAAATAATATTCTTTGTGCTTTCATTAACTTCCTTGTCCTTTAGGGTTTGGTTTTACTAGACTAATGTATTGTAAGGTAACTTGTCCGTTACGATTGCCTGTGCTTTTGCCACTGTAATAACCGCCACCACTAATTGTTGTTCCTGAATAGGTTTGTGTAGAATAAAAGTTTTTCTTACCGCCTGTTCCACCGCCTGTTCTACTGTTGCTTCTTCCTAGTGTAGAACTCATGTTTCTAGGGTTATTTCTACTTGCCCACCATGTAGGCGGTACATTAACATTAACTGTTGTATAAAGTGGGTATCCTGAAACTGTTTGGCTTGAGCTGAAAATAAGAATATAAAGAGACAGGTGGCATAGTCACACTACTTGCATAATTTGAAGTAGATAAATTACCTATAACAGTCACTTGCTTTCCTCTAGCACTTCCTAATGATATTTGAGAATTAGTTACTCTTGCACCACAAAAAGCTCTAATGAGAGTAGTATTCATGCTTGTTGTTTGTGTTGGCGAATATCCCTCATGTGCATTTATTTGCCCTATTGAAATTGAGCCTGAGCTTGGTAATCTTCCTGGCATTATTCCTTTCCTTTTAAGAAGAGTATTCTATCGTCTAAATCAGAGAATACATTGTATGCAGTTGTTCCGTTGTTAGTCTTCCATAGCTTAACCATTTCAGGTAGCAACCCTTCAAGGTAAGCCAGGTTATCGTAGTTCTGTTTGAACTTCTGCTCTTATTTGTTCTAAAGTCATTATACAGTTTTGAAAGCAGTTACATTGTTTTCAGTAGTAAAGCACCATTGTTATCTATTCTCATTACATTGTTTCCACCATACTGAAAGTATAAAGAAGCACCTGATTGAAATATTTTCCAACCTGAACCAATGCCTAATCTACTGTTAACATTAGTATTAGTAGAATTTACTGTGGTTGCAGTGACATTAGTAACAGCAATATTACCACCCGTAATGTTTACAGAGTCTGAATCTTGGTCTGACCATAGTACCTTTCAGGAGCTGGTAATGTAGTCCAAACAGGGGTCGCTGAAGAACCTAGAGATGTTAATACTTGGCCATTAGTTCCTAACTCACCATCCATAGCAAAAGAGCCTGTAATGTTTGTTGCTCCTGTCGCAGTAAAAGCACCTGATACAGTGAATGGGTCACCTCCAGCACCTAACTGCCAATCTTTAATTTGAGCCATCATTTCTCGCATAGCATCATTTACATAAGATGGAGGACAATCGTTAGCGATGTTTATGCCATCAATATCTGTGTTGTTGGTTGCTACAACATCCCATTCTGAAACTTTAGTCTTTGCCATTGTTTATACCTTATTTGTTTTGAAGTTTATATGCTACTAAATTACATGGGTCATATTGCCATGATGTCATTGTGTTCTGTACTTTAGGATGGTCAACTCTGCAATTTTCATAAGACTTATATGCCTTAGCTACTTTCCAATCGTTGTCTACTCCATATCCTACACCTACTACTAAACCTACTATTGCTAATACATTCATAATTATTTCCTCTAGTTAATTTTGTTCCAATCAGAACTTTGTTTATAATCCCATTCGTCTGTATCAGGATTAATTCTTACCCAACCCTCACCAGCAATCTCACTGCTACCCACAAGAGTTGCTACACCCTCAATCATTGCTACCCCAACAACCTTATGATTTGCTTTTGCTAGTAATATTGCTCTTGCAGTAATACTTGCCTTACCACCATTTTGGTCTATTCCCTCTGCTTCTAAATCAGCAATAGCATAGATATTGGTAGTGCCTTTTTGAGGATAACCACCTAATGCAGATAAGTCAGCAGTGGCTAATATAACTGCTTCGCCATCTACAACTTCAGCTATATCAGGAAGTGATGAGAATGGAAGTCCTGAAAAAGGAGCTATTCCTAACATTACTTAACCTTCTTTTCTAGTTTATCTAATCTTGCTGAAAGTTTCTCAATAAGCTTATCCTTGATAGCTAACTTTTTATCCATAGCTTCTTCAACTTCGTCTATTGAACGAACATCAGTTAACCTATAAATTCTGCCCTCAGGGTCCATATTCATATTAGCAGGAGCACCAGAACCAGGTCTGGTATTAGGCAGTGTTACATGACCATCTGTATCAACTGTTATCCCATATTTACTATTAGAAACAAGACTTACAGGGTCATTAGATTCTATAACTGCATTACCACCAGCACCACCATAGGCAGGATTTAAGTTAATCTCTTGACCATCTCTTTGTAGCTTAACAAAGCCATCATTAACAACCATATCAGGTAAACCACCAGAACCTACATTAAACTCTAATGAGTTGTGTCAGTAGTAATTCTAGCTTTAGCACCTAGTTCAGCTACATTAGCATCTATTGTTAGTTTCTTGCCATCTGTTTCTAATACTGCATCACCATCTACATCTGTCCATATGCTATCACCACCTGAACTACTGCCTGAACCTGTATTAATACCTACAACCCTAAACATAGCTACACTTGTATTACTTGTGCAAGTAAAGTTAATTTTATCTTCACAAGAATAATACATATGTGTAGAGCTATAATTATCTAAAACTAGGTCAGAACAACTAGCTACAGGAATCATATCACTTCTATTTAACTTCTTAACACCAGCATCTGTTCGTATAGTGTCAAACCTTAAATAATCAAAGCTGTCATAAGATTCACTTAAAGCGAAGTTTATTGCACCTGCTTCATTTTCAAATAGCACTGTCTCTTTCCAACCTGAGCCACCACCTGAACCACCACCTACTGCTATGGTTTCTATACCTGTTACAGTGAAAGCAAAATTACAATCTGTAAGAGTAGATGCGGTTTTTGTTGTTAATGTAAAGTATGTTTCTGTCTGGTCTATTATAGAAACAATCCTGTCTCCACTTGTCCTAATTAAAGAATTTACAACATACTCATTATTAGCTAAAGGAGTATCAAAAGTAATTTTATAAGTTCCTGTAGTAATTTTAGCTGAAGTAAAACCTGTTCCATAATTAACAACACCAACAGAACTAATAGAACCTGAATAAAGCACAGGTAATATATCTGTAGTACCACCACCTGAACTTGCTCCACCTGTGCCTACTTTTTGTATGTCTACTGTTGCATAAACATTTGGTGCACCTTGTGAGACTGTTGATATTCCTAAACCATTACCTGTTTTTGCAATTTGAGCATAATGGTTTAATTGATAAGTTGTAGGTTTTGTTAAAGTAACTACATATTTACCAAAACTTCTATTATCGCCTACTGAAGCTGGACTATTACTAGCATTAGCAGAATACTCACTTGACCCTTGACTAACTGATTCACCATCAGTTATGTTTCTTAAACTAACTTTATGAGAATTAACCATATGAGTAGGTGCTGAATAGTCAATTACATAAGTACCCTCTTGTAACGTAAATGCATTACCAGCTACTGTAACAATGTTATCTTTATCATAGACAACTGTATTTAAATCTCTAATATTATTACCAGCTACAGCGTCTCCAGCTTGAGTACCCTCTGGCTTCTCATCTACTATTCTAGCAAATGAGCTTGGTGTTCCACTACCACCACCTGAACTAGAACCACCTGATACATTAGCTTCAAACCATTCTTTAAGAGCTGTTCCTGTTACAGTGTCTACAAGTTCATATGTGCTACCTGATGGAACAACAAACATAGGACTATCTAAAGGAAACAGACTCTCCACCCTCTGTAAATACTAAATCACCATCTATTTTAAACTGAACATACATTCTGTCTGTAGAGTTTCTTTCAAGGTAAGGTTGAACATATATAGGACAGTCTTTTGTGTTAGTGTAAACAGTATCATAAGCTCTTTCTGCTGTTTTGTTTTCCCATACCATAGGTTCAGCAGTTCCACCACCTGAACTTGCTCCACCTGATACTTTAATAATGTTAAATACATTACCCGCATCAATTCCGCCTATTAATTCTAAATCACTATCATCTGTAGTCCTACCATAAGCAGAAATAGAAACTTCATCTCCTTGTTTTAGGTCTGCAACATAGTCTATATTTACTGCCATAAAGCTACTGCTAGTGCCTGTTGAGGCATCATAATCAAACCTGTTTCTTTGAGGAGCTTCACTATTAATATTAAGATAAGCTAACGCATCAATTAATACATTATTTTTTTTGAGATTAACAGAAGCACCTATCCTATAAATACCATCAGATGATATTGTATATTTACCTGTAGTTGAATTATAATTACTATCAGTATCAAGTTTTACATCATCATAAAGAATAGTAGTTTTTGTTGCGGGTGAAATTGTTTGAGCTGATGTTAGCAAAGTATTAAAAGCTACAGGAGGTTGTGCTTCACCACCACCTGAACTAGATTCAGCAGTAGCGTTAATACAATACAACATAGCTACGTTACGAGGTCTTGTTTCTTCACCACCTGTTGCGCTAGTTACTGTAGCACTTACCTCCACCACTTTGAGCGGCGGCTGGGGTACAGAAGTACCTCCAACTTTAGCACCACTTGGACCTTCTAAATGACGTGTGAGCTTTAAACTCATCATCCTGTTTATTACCTACAGCTAATGTATCTGATGAACCTCTAATGAACTCATCTTGTAAGTCAGGTAAGTTGAATGTAGTTGAACCATCACCTACACCATAAGTATCACCTACTTTAGAATAGAGTAAGCTATATGTATCTCTTGATACTTCTGAACCATCACAATGTAACCATCCTGTTGGAACGCTATCCATTGCAAAAGGTGCTACCATACCAATAGCTGTACCATCTACAGCACCACCTGTTACTACCACTTCTGTCCACCACCTGTAGCATCTTGTCTTCCATACTGTTTACCATCAATAGGAGCTTCAGGTATTCCACCGCCACTACCGCCAGCACTTGCTGGAAATGCTTGTAACGCTAATGTATCACCCTCTAATACTGTTCCTTCACCTGTTTGAAATTCCATAATAATATTAACATAAGTACCCATATCATTAACAGTTGATACTTTATAACGGCCATAATTAGGACTTTCTACTTGATTTAATACAAGAATGTCATCAGGATTAACGGCAGTAAATTGTCTTACATTACCTTGCTCATCTGTTTTAGATATAAATACTTGATTAGCATCAGCGTATGAATAAGTAAAAGCTGATAAGTTTTGCAGATATATATTACCTGTGCCTGGGTCTCTATTTACGCTAGCTGGATAATCTGTTGTGTAGGATGAGCTAAAAAATATGCCTTCTTGTAATGTAGCAATATCAGCGGTATTAGTTGCTACCTTTCCTGATAGAGTTCCAATAGCTGTTGTATTACTAGTAATAATTGTGTCTTGTGCATCTTGTGTAGCATCTACTTCAGCTTTAGTGTACGTAGTCTGTCTTTATCTGCTTTCTTAAACAGCTTTCCATCTACCTCAACATTACTGTAAGTTTCAGCTTTAGTATAGCTATCACCTACATTAGCTTTGTTATCTAATAATGTATCTGTCTCTGTTTTAGTGTATAAATTGTCAGCAAACACATCTCCATCAACAGTTAAGTTTCCATCAACATCCAGGATAACTGCTTTTTCAGCAGGATAAGTTTCAAAGACATCTTCTGTGCCTTTTAGGTCTATAAGACTTCCTGTGCTAGATGCAATTACGTTTCTTGTTATCTCACCATCTGTTTTAACACCATGACCTACTTCCCATGCGTTACCCTCTATTATGCAGTAATAAACAGTATTGCCATTAGTAATAGCATCCCAATTTTGATATCCTGCCCTATTAGAACCTACAATAATATTACCTGTCCCTACTGTAGAACAGGCAGTTCTTACTCTGTCTTTTAATTGTAATGCCATTATAATTTACCCTATGATAATGTTAATTTTAAGTTTGCTGGTGTTATTTGAAATTGGTCGCCAACAGTAATGTTTTTAGGTTCTACTAATTCTGCAAAATACATTAGATTGCCAGTAACTTCAGCATCCATAATACCTACATGAGTAATTGTACCCCATACTGTTGTTGCGATTGCCCATTCCATTTCGTTCGTGTTTTGTGTAACACCATCTGTAGGTGCATCCATTGTAACTGGCAATCTAGTGTAAGTTACTCCTGAGACTTCAGTTCCTGTGTTATCTTTAGTTGGGTCTGATGTATATAAAGCTACATATGCCTGAGCAGGTGTAGTGTAAGTTGTTTTTCTTACTGTAGCATCTATGAGAGCATCAGCAAGATAGTTTGAAAAGTCCATTTTATTAAGTTCCTATTTTAAGTTGAGAGTTGTACTGCTAGTGGTTGAGCTGGGAAAGTTGATTGCTCGTCTGATTTTGTAATTGATGCCAATCCTGTTTGATACATACCATCCCATGTTGCTAATCTAGGGTCATCCATTAAGAATGGTGCTGATTCAGCTAGTGAAGCATATAACAATAAGTCAGGGCAGACCTCAAGGTATTCGTTAGAGGGAACTGTATCTGACATTGGAGCAGGTATCTTGTAGTAAGTCATGTTTACTGTTGTAGCACCAGTTGGTTGTGGAGCTAACACAAAGTTATCAGTAACTAACGTGTAGTTAATAGGCTGTCCTTGTGCATTTGAACCACCATTTCTTCTGTAGAATTGTGATACTGTTTGAAATGTTAAGGGTATAATTGGGTTAGCATCTAAGTGTATGTCTTGCATTTCCAAGAAATCTGCTGGTGTTGGAACTTTAAATCCACTAGTCATTGTATATGTAGACTGTTGCAAAGTCTGTCTAAGTCTTAAATCTCTGTTAAGTCTTTTCTCTGCTAACGATATAAACATAGGTATCTGCTCAGTTAGGTCTGTCCTAGCCAAGTAATTGCTATGTTAGTCTTTAAATTGTCATATGATGTAAATGCTGGCATATCTTATAGGTGTCCTTTTTTAGTCCTGAAAAACAAATTCTCAGGGTCATTTAACCAAGCAAAGAATCTCTTTTGGTCAAGTATCTCAAATCCTTTCATTATCCCCTTGTTTATTTAGTATATCTACTGCTGTAAATGGTATGCTAGCTACTTTATTTCCAAATAATTCATCTGACCATTTGGTGCTAGTTTCATTGTATTCTTTTTTGTTTTGCTCTATGAGTTCAGTCACATCTTGACCTACTCTAAACTTTCTATTTCCTCTTTATCATTAAGACCAACTTCTGTTGACATATTTTGATGGTCTATAAATTTCTTCATATTATCCCTTAGTGGTAATGCCCCCGAAGGGGCAATACTTATTTACGCTATATCTGATACTTTAGCGTGAGCTTTTTCGTTTTTAACAACGAGTGTGTACTCAACGTTCATTAGGTGCTTCTCTGAATCACCAGTTTTAGCTAGTTTAGTTTTCTTGAAAGGTCTCAAGTAAGCTACGTTAGCCATTGATGGGTCAACAAATAATGCACAAGCATCGTCCAAGAATCTATCAGGAACTACATTTAGTGTACCGAAGTCTGACAGATATACGTCAGCAGTACCAATGATTGTAGTTGGTGAAGATTTAGGAGCTTGATAACGCTGTTCTGCAATACCAGTAAAGCTAGAAACTACTTGCACCTTGTTTTTAGGTGAAACTAATAGCATTGATGGTTCGCCACCTTCGTCATAAGCTGATAACATTGCATCTTTTAGGTTTTGCTCTAAAAAACTAGTGTCAGCCACCATCACCAGCTGTTACATCGTTAGTAGTAACCCAAGATTGCATACCTTCTAACTTACGAGCTGTTGTAGAGTCACCAGCACTTGTGCTTGGTCAGACAATAGGATAGTTTCCATGTCTCGTTTTAGTTCTGATGAAGCTTTAGCTAGTTGATAAGCTGTTTCTGTAGAACGACCAGCTTTATCTACTACGTCATCTGTTGTTGATACTTGCACTACTTTGTCAGAAATTTGAGTTCTGTTACCAACTTTTGTTGTTGTTGCTAGTGTTGGAGCTACTGCATCAGCACCCTCAAGTTGTGCGTTAGTTAAATCTACATCAGCCAGATTATCTGTTTGCCATTCGTGGTATGTCGCTTTAGCTTTAGTTCTGCCAATAGTTGACATGAATGGAGTTGTTGTTGGTGAAATGTCGTAAATCGCATCTTGTAAATCTTCGCGTTTACCCTCTGTATCGTACGTTAGCATATGTTGCCATGATTATGTTTCCTTTTAAATAAAGTTTTTGAATACCGAGGTAGCATCATCTAAACTTCCTGATGACTTCAGTCGTTTTTTCTGTTTAGTGTAGACATCAGTTAGCAACTTTATTTCCTTTCTTAGACATTTTAGGAGCATTAGATAGCTTCTTATTAACGCCTGGGTTTGCTTTCTGTAGTTTATCGTATTCCATAGCCTTCTGTAATATTATAACATGCCTATGGTCATAAACTTGTGAAATTCTTGGTCACTAAATCCTACACTCTTCCCAAAGCTACGAATATCATTCTTGATTTGTTCGGCTTTCTTTGGGTCAGAAAATTCCTTTACTTTTTCAGTCAACATTTTAGATTGTTCATGCAACAAATTGTGCTTGTTGATTAGCTGTGTACTGATTTGCTCCTGAGCTAATCTAGCTTGTTCTTGTTGTATTAACTTGCATCTTTTTATTGTTTTCTGTTTTTTCCGCTACTTTTATAGCGTATTGTATTGGGTCATTTTCTTTTAGTTCTTCTAGGTCAGACCATATCACCTTCATTTTGTTGTAATATCTGACTAACCTGGCCTAGCGAGCTTGAGCATATTCCTCTCTTAGATGCTTGCTTCTTGGATTGCATGAGCTTCTGCTTCCACAGCTTTACGTGTTCTGCTAAAGTTTGACTTTTCTTGGTATAGTCATCGCCTTTCTGATAACCACTCACAATTCTTCTAAGGTGACATCCTTCTCTTCACCACCAGCTTTTACTCTGTAAGTTTTGCGTTCTTCTACCTCTACTTCGTCTTCTTCTGAGATCTTCATCTTCTTCTTCAGTAGCTTCTGGTTCATCTTCTTCAGATTCCTCTTCTACTTCTTCTTCCAATGCTTCTTCATCAGTTTCCTCAACTGCTTCCGTTGCCACTTCTTCATTTTCTACCTCTGGTTTATCGTTTGATTCCTCGGCATCTAACATTTCAGTGAAAACTTCCGTTGCATCTTTTGGAGTTTCAACTGAGTTAGACTCTTGGTTGATTTGCTCTGTCATAATTCTTCCTTATAATTTGCTATTTAACGATAGCTCGTTTTACCCTATTTGGGTAATAAATTAGTGCCCTGAGACCCCCGTAAAATGGGGCTCTATTTTGGCTGATATTTGCTGTGAGCTCATATAAGGCCCTGTGTTGATTTAGCCCTACCTACCCTACACGGAATAATTTTAATCGCTCCTAGAGCGTTAAATCTTCCATCTTTTGTTGTCTATTTTCTCTTGGTCTGCAATAGACTGTAAATGAGCCATTATTTCGTTAATAGTAGTGATTCTTATGTAACATACTTCTCTTGCTGTCTTATCATCTACATCTGAGTTAATTAGCATATCTAAGTGCATCTTAACTAAATCATCCATTGCTTCCTTAAAGCTATCATCGTTAAGAATGTTAGCTATTGCTCCTGTTTTAGCATCTGTTAACTTAGCCTTGCTAGATGACATGTTCCTAAACTCTTTGTTAAATAACTTCCTAGCTCCAGCCTTACCTTGACTAACAACTTGTATGGCAGACATTGCAGGAGCTTTAGAAAATCCTTCAGCCATATCACCCATTGTATTAGTTGCTACAAGTACCTGGCCTGTTCCACCTCTTGCTTCACTTCGTAAACCTGCTGACTTAATTCTTTTAACAATCTTATCAACAATACTCTTACTTGATGCACCAGCTATCTTAGCCTCTATGTTATTGACAGCATCCATATGCTCATCACCACCATGAGTAATAACGTCTAAGTCTAAGTCATTAACCTTGTTAAGTTGATTGCCTCTTGATGTTGCATCGTAAGGCATCGGGATTATCTCATCACCAATATGCTGTGATAGGTCTACCTCTTGAGGCTTTAATAGTCCGCCTGTTTCTGTAAACTCATAACCAGGAGTAATTGACTTTTGTGCGTTTGTATCATCTATTACAGTATCGTTAATACCCTTTAACTTTCTGTCGTCATACGCTTTTGGTTGGTATTCTTTTTTAGCTCCAGCATTCCTTCTGTAAGGTTGTCTGTTTTGTATGTCCAAGATAACTCTATTAATATAATCAATAGTATTATCTTTAGCTTTTAACTGTCTAGCTTTGTTATTACCTGTAACAACATTGTTCTCTATCTCAGATAGTGACCTAACTAAGTTAGTAATCAATTCGTCATCTGTTGCTTGGTAATCATCCTTAGCTGACCTAGCTCTCTTGATATGTTTTAAGTATGCAGGGTTCTGTATTCTTGATACCAATGACTCAATATTATCTACTGGATTAATATCTCTTTGTTTAACATTAGCATCATTGAATGTACCAGCTAAATCTTTATCTTGGCCATCCTTAGTGCTCTTGTTTCTATTCCAGTTCTTTACTTCTGAGCTTGATGCATCATAAGCAGGATTGCCTTCTGATGTATTCTCGCCTTGCCATTTTTTATTTAAGTTAGGGTTATCTAACTCTTCTAAGGTTGGTTTCTTATTAGATAAGATAATGCTTGGGTCATCACCATTTAAGCCTTGTCCTGCACGATAAGCTGAACTTGCTTTACCTTCTAACTTAGCTTGCTCGTCAGATATACTCTTAATGAACTCGTTAGTAATGCCACCTTTAGGTTTTAATATCTCTTTACCTTCATCATCATACTTAATAGCATCTTCTGTTGCTCTACCTAAATTAACCCTAGAGCTTCTTGGGCCAGTTCCACCAATTAAGTCTGCATTTTCTTTAATGCTCTTCTTGTGTCTTGCATTCTTGTTTAAGCGTACTGCTTCTAACCTTGATACATCATCAATGCCTTCCATCTCTGCAATAATTCTACCAATGTAATTATCCATAGAAGGATTAATTCTTGATTGCTCTAAGGAAACATTTGTGTTTGCATCTTTGTGGTGTAAGCTAGGGAATTTTTCGTTAACCCAATTACCATCTGCATCTAATGTTTGTGGTTCTTTATAATCAGAAGCTGACTTAGGTTCGTGTATGTTGTCTGCTGTTACCTTAGTAGCATTTGCTTCACTCTTCCTAGCACTTACCTCACCCTTCATGTTCATGTATCTTCTTTGTGATTCTGATGACAGGTCAAGGTTTCTTACTTGTAATCCATGACTGCCATCTCTAAGAAACATCTTATTCTCTAATAAAGATTGAACATCCATGATGTCTGCTACCCATTGACTGCTTTGTCCTCCATGATGCATGCCATGAGCTTCTTGTGTTAAGTGGCCTTCTATTTCATGCATTGCAGTAGGTTTATTAATGCTTAACTTCTTAGGCCTATTACCAGTTACTGGGTCTAGTCCTTGTCCTGCATTAATGATTTGTTGGTTTACCGCCTTAGCTTCTTTAACATACTTATCAGCTTGGCTCTTCATGTTCTGTAGGTGTGGGTAAAGTTTTGGACTATTGATTACCTTGTTAGCTTCATCTACCTGGCCACTATTAACTAAGTCAGCATACTTTCTAAACAGACTCCTAAGCTGTCTAACTTTAATGCTATCAGTTAACTCTTCGCCAGTAGTTATACCAGCCTTATCTGCTATATCTTTTAACTTATCGTTAAGTTGTGTGTCTAGCTTCTGTATTATCTTACCAACTGGAACACCATCTATCTCAAAGTTTGTTTGTTTAGATAGTGGGTCTAAGTCATCACCAGGTACAGGTTTGTTTCTTAGTTGTGGGTTATTGTCCAGGTGTTTTGCTAGGTTGTTGCGTAATACATCACTCTTAGCATGATGGGTTAGCTTGTGCATGATACCAGCAAACTGTTTCTCTGACACCTCTTCTTTTAATTGCTTGATTGATGTGATAGGTGTATCACCATCCGCCAAAGAAAGCCATCCACTTCTTAGGTTAAAGTTAATCTTATCTTCAATCTCTTGGATAGTTGGTTTTAATCTACTGCCACCATCTTCTATGTCTAACCTTCTCATATCAGCAACAGCATTAACAACCTCTACATTTCTATTAAGTTGTATATTCTGTCTACCCTTAGCTGACTGGTAAATACTAGCCATACCAGTTCCATTGTGTCCTCTGTATGTTTCCCTAAAGAAATCAGCTACCTCTTGTGGGTTCTTGCTGTTAGCCATGTCTTTAGGTATTGCAGGAAACACCTCATTAATTTTAGTCTTATCTAATAATGATTTGCCTACTTGTTCTTCTGTTGCACCATTAGCAATAGCATCGGAAAGCTTTATCTCTGTACCTACAGGCCCTTCTTCAAAGACTAACTCCCAGGGATTATCACCTATAGGTCTATCCTTAAAGTCATTAGCTAACACAACACCATCGTTAGATAGTGTATTAGATTTTCTGGGTAGCAATTCAAATATATCTTTTGTTTCTGTCTTGTCTACTATCTGCTTTACTAACCTGCCCTCTGAGTTTAGCCTTAGCACCTCATCTTCTTTTAAGCCATCAGCTACTCTAAAGTCTTTGTCCTTGTATCTATCAAAGGTAACATTGTCTCTAACATCAGCCATCTCATCTTCTGTTAATGGTCTGTCTAACTGCTTCTCTTTTTCTTTGACTGCATTGTTTACTTCATCTAAGAAGTCTGATGCTACTCTTGGAGCTACTACCTGAACACCTGTTACTGGATTTAAACCAGTATCATCTAATGGTATATCAGCCTTTAATGGTTCTTGTCTTGTTGGCTTAGGCTTCTCTATGTCTTTAACTAGGCTTTCTATTGTAGCATTAGCAGGAGCTAATTGAGGTGTGCCACCACCACCTGGAGGGAATGTAGCTCTAAGTGCATCATCAACACCCTTACCTACTACCATAGCACCAGACTTACCTGCCTCTAATACATCACCACCAAAATCTGCAATCTTACCACCTATGTCTTCTAGCTTATCAAAGCCTTTGTTTATATATGTACCATCTAGTGTATCGTATAGTGTTTGGCCAAACTTTCTTGCTACTTTAGTTGAACCGCCAGACAGTAAGTCTACAAACAACATTCCAGCATCAAGCTGTTGTGTACCTGTTGTCTCTTGTGAGTTACCGAGTGTATCAAAGAAGTCACCGCCCTCACCTATAAGGAACTCAGCAACGCCAGTACCTCTCTCACCCTCATCTAGCATTGGATTCCTATCTAACCAACTAATACCTGTGTATTCTTTTGGACTATCTGCTATCAGTTCTTTTTCTTTATCAACTATAGAGTTAAGAGTATCACCGATACCTCTTACACCTGCCATGCCAGGATAGGTATGTTCATTATAGAATCTTTGTTGTGCTAATGCTTCTGGTGAGTTAGGTATACCCAACTGTCCACCATAGCTGTAGTCTTGTGAATCTCTACCACCTCGTAAGTATGGTTTGTTAGTGCCAGGGACGTAGTTACCTAAGTAATTATCTTGTGAATAATCATATAGGTCTTCAGTCCTCTTTTGGTTTAGCTTGGTTATCATCTCATCAGGAGATGGCCCTTGTCTTCTCTCGTTTGCTCTATCGTGAATACCCTGAGCTAAGTCTATATCGTTAGGACTAGCCATTAGATTAGTAGATAATATAGCACCAGCTCCACCAATACCAGCATACTTAGGATTGAAGTGAGCTAATGGACTTCTAAATAACTCTGGCTTAAATGTTACAGTTGTTGTAGCATTATCAAAGTCATGGTTGCTTGGCTCTTTCATGTTAGTGCCAGTGTAACCTCTTTTCTTCATATTCATTTGTGTAATGAAATCTTCCATAACATTATGCTGACCTTTTTGTATTCTTTCTAGGTCTAATGGATTTACTTCACCAGTTCCAAACTCATCAGGGAATATCTCTGACCATGTAGACTTATCAGGTCTTGGTGTCATTAAGTCTTTCACATGTTCTGGGTTAGTATAATCAAAGTGTTTAGATTTGTTAATAACTAATGGAAATGTATATCTAGGTCCTCAAACGGACTTACTTGTGCTGTCATTTCTGATGAAAATGGTTTGTTAGAAGTGTAGTTACCTTTGTTGTAATAAGACCTTAAAGCATCATTCTCAAAGCCTATTATATTTCCATCAGCATCAAAATCACTCTCTTTTAAATCGTCTAATGTTAAATACCTATCTCTATCAGAAGCTTTGGATTTTTTCATTGCTTCATCTAAATGTAGAAAGTTTTTGCTGCTGTATCATAGTTTTTAAATCCATCAGCCTCAATACCTAACCTACCTTCAAGGTCAGTTGTATGATATTCAGGACTATCTATATCAATCCCCATTGCCTTAGCTCTATCTGATGCTGTGTTATCAGGGCCTAAGCCTAAACGAATAACAGCTTCTTGTTGTGCTTCCTTATCTTTACGCAACCAGTCAGCTACTTTATCAGCAACATTCCCAGCATTATCAATAAGCTCTTTAGTTAGCTGTCCCCTAGCCATTTATCTTAGCAATCTTATCAACGGCTTGTATCATGTTCTTCATATCATCAGCACTCACCTTGTCTGTCTAACTTAGCTCTCTCTTGTTGTATCTTCAGTAACTCTTTAGCTGCTATCTATTTCTTGTTGTTGCTTATCTACTCTAGTTCTTGTTGTTCCATTTGTACTTTCATCTGTAACTCTTGCATCTTCAACTGTTGTGCTTGTGCATCAGTCTGTGCTTTCATCTGAGCTTTTCCATCTCTGCCTTAGCAATGGCCTGTGCATGCTTTTACTTCAGGTGGTGTCTTATCTTGCTTGTGCATCAGCTTGCATTACTTGTTGCCATCTTGGCATCATCTATCTCTTTAATGAACTGTGCATCATCTCGTAACCTGAAGCGTTAATGAACTTAGCAAGTGTTTCTCTGTATTGTTTTAGATCAACTAATGGATTAGCTAGACCATACTGTTGTATCTTGCTCTTGTTTAGCTAGTATCATCTGTAGCATAGCAATCTTCTCATCACCTGTACCGTTACCTAACCTACATTAATGTTTACATTGTATTGGTTGTCCCATTCTCTTGGGTCTATGTTCATAGGCTTACCATTGATAGCCATAGCTCTAGGTTCATCTTGGTACTTACATACAAGATGTAATATACCTTTCATTAGACTCTTAACACCTGTATCAGCAAAGATACGAGCTATTAACTCTAGCTTACCTTGTGACTGTGCTGTCATAGTAGCTACTGCAGTTGCTGACTTACATTCTGTAAGACATTAGCATCTAAGCCTTGATTCATATCTGATACACCTGTTCTCTTAGCTTGTACACCATCTAAGTATTCAAGCATAGGGAATGATTGACCAGCTGATGATTGTACTTGTCATAGGTACGATAGCATTAGGATTCTTCATCCTAATAATGCCACCAGCTGTTGAGTTAAGTAAGTCATCTAAGTTTACCTGGCCTTCTACTGCACCAACTCTACTGTTGTTAGTTAGTATAAGGTTGTCTAGCATTTGTCGGGTAATGGTAGACTTAATGAACTGTAGTCCATAGTTCTATCAGCCATAGACTGACCATAGAATGTATGAGGTACTGGGAATGGACATAGAGAATAGAATGGTACATAGTCTATCTCTTCATCACTTAGTATCTGTTTACTTGCGTAACATATTCTGTGCTTCTTAGCTATACCATCTTCATCACCTATATCTATATAACACTCATAGTAAGCTATTAGGTCTTGTGATTGGGTCTGTGTTGTTTACATCTGTTAATGTGTTGAATTAAACCATCAACATAATCCTACTCATCATCTGTTTAAGCTCATCAACTATATTCTTATCGTAACCCATAGCTACTAACTCTGATCTTGTTAGCATCTTACGTTGAGCTACAAACCTTGCATCATCTATACAATCAGCATGTCTATCTATCATGAACTCTGTAGTGCTTACATTCTCTATCTTTACACTGACTAGCATCTACTGTTTTCTTTAGCTTAACGTTATAAGTGCATTGGTGCTTGGTTGTATTAGTGGCTCACCAGTCATAGGGTCTACACCTACTGGTATAGGCTCACCCATAACTCTTCTTGTTCTACTATCTCAACGCTAGGCTCTTGCATTAGCATAGCTAATTCATCTTGGCTTAACCCAAAGTATTCTTCTTCATTAGCATCTTGCTTCTACATCCCAATAAGCTTTAACGATCCCTACCTTGTTGACGAGTGCATCCCAGAACCAGTTGTGCATGATAATAGCACCTGGATTGTCCTTATTAAATATATGATTGACATACTGTGTGACATTCTCTGCTACTGTAGCATCACCATCATTCTGTGGTGTAAACTCAACAACATCAACTGATTGTGTAAATATTTTAGGAGCTGGGGTAACGCTCCATCAACAGCCTCTGCTACTTCACGAGTGGTTACACTAGACTTACCTGCTACTTCATTACCATAAGGCTCTACCTAAGTAATAGTCTGTAGCCTTCTGTACGTCACTTCTACTTCTTGGTAAGCATTTTGGCTGTCATCTATATAATTATCTAGTAGCGCCTTTAGTTGTTCTTCTGTCATGTTCATATGGTGTTTGTCTCTTTTATTTGCCTTCTGTAAGTGCTTGATTTATAAGGGTTTTTTTTAGCTAATATTCGCTCTAACGCATTTTAAGAGCCTGTGTTGATTTAGGGTATGTTACCCTACCTTGAATGATTTTAATCGCTTAGAGAGCTAAATAATTAGCTATTCCAAGTAAGTATATTGTGAGTGCTACGAAGTTCATAGCTATTAGTGACTTGTCATCCCATTTACATGATACATATATCCATGCAAGTGTTCCTGGGATAGCAGTGTATAGGTTATATGGGTATATGTTACTAGCAGTGAGTATCATTGAGATAATAATAACGATACTACCGAACCATTTTACAGTATTAATCATAGGTACTGGTTCTTATATGATTCACCATCGTATGTACTTTCGTATGGCTTAGACCAGTTAGTTCTTGTTATTGTTCCTGTTGTGTCTATACCCATTGCGCTAGAGCATCTGCACAATGAGATGCTCCAATCGTGTAATGGTTTCTCTTGGTATACGTTAAGTTTCTCGTTAAATACTCTACGATAGTTTCTGAGACATTCTACACCAAACTTAGTGGTGTCTTTGTTGAACCATGTAGTGGGTAGCATCTTCCTTACTGCTATGATGCCATCTTCTACTGAGTGTTTAGGACATATGTCTATGTTAAGACCAGCATCCGTTAGGAACTCATACCTGGATTTACCTGTCTGTAGCTCTCTAACCTGTACATCATGTGGAAGTATGTGGACATAATCTCTATACCCGTTCTCATCTAACCAAGCAACATAGTGGTCAAGACTTGTCCATGATTCTCATAATAATCCATTATTCTGACCTCACCTCCTATGTCTCGCAGACCCAAATGGAGGTACTATCAGAAATTCCTAAATCCCATGCTGTAAACTTTTGTGTAGAAGCTTCTGTTGGGATGTCTCGTATGTGATTTCTAGATGTTATATCTTTAAGTATCTCACCATAGTAAGAACCAACGATAGGACTATCGAAGGATACTTCAAATTCTTGTTCGTATTTGTTATCGCCCATAGCTTTACGAGCATCTTCTAATTCTGTTTGTGCTATAAGGTTGTCTCGCTTGCTTTAAACTCTCGTAAAGTCCAACCATCGTTAGAGTCATCATCTGCAAAGTCTCTTAGCTCTTTGAAGTGGTTAGCACCTTTAGGTGTGCCAATGAATAATGCCCATCCTAGTCTATCAGATAAGAGCTGGTCTTATAACTTCTGTAAATAAGCTAGGATGTACATCACCAATTTCGTCAATAACGACACCATCAAGATATATACCCCTAATAGAGTCAGGATTGTCAGCGCCATAAAGGCTAATACGCCTTCCCATAAAGTCAACACGAAGCTCACTTACGTTAGCAGTGCCACCAAGAGGGTCGAGTATAGTCAACAAGATAGTTCCATGCGATACGCTTTGCTTGGCCGTAAGTAGGCGCAATATATGCGAACTGAGGATTTTTCTTCTCACATTTAAGTGCTGAATGTATGAGCTGATTGATTGCACAACTGTTTTACCCATTCTCGATGTGCGACTGCACACTGTCCAGCTGTTGTCTTTAACTGCTTTGTGGATTTCTTTTTGAGGTTCTCTAGGTTCGTAACCTGTTGACAATACTTCTGTGTCTGTTTCCAATACCTCATGTCACTCGTCAATTCCTGTTTTGACAACGATTGTGATTGGTTGGTCTGAGTCTCCACTGATTGTTTGTTCTGCTTTTCCATCTATTCTGTCTCCAAGTTCTTTGATTGCTGATAATATCTCCATCTTCAGCTTTTCTGAATAAAGCTTCAGCTACCTTATGTATTCTTTTATAATCTTCTTGAACTGCTAGTTTTTTAACTACTCTTACCCCAAACTCTATTGTTCTTTAGTGCTGTTTTGTTTCCTTTTGGTGCGCCCATAATATTTCCTATGTAAGTGGGGCTTTTAAACTGCTCAGGAGAAGGAAAGAGCCAGTGTAAAGAGGGGGCTCCGATATTAATCCGGATTAGTTCCTTTGGGACCGTAAACCATCCCCTGGGATTAGATTGTACTGCGGTTGTTTATCGATTCATTACATACATTGTTACTTCAAAACCAAATCTCATTTCTGTTGCTGCTGGTGTTGTCCACATAATGTTATTCCTTTATAATCGTTAAAAAATAACAAGTTCAGATAGAGAGCTATGCAAGTCTATCGTTGATGTCCCTTCCTACTACTAATGGTTAATTTACAACTAACCCTCTAAACCCTTTAAAATCAAAGGGTTAGGTAGAGTGTGTAGTTTGGGTACACACTTTTTAGGTGATTTCACAGCTATACCAGTACAAGCTAGCTCCTGGCTTCTCGGTGTTATCCTCATCCTCAATCAGCTCTTCAAACTCAATTAACTGAGGTGTTTCCTTTAATGCTTTCCTAAATGTTTCCTTATCTACCTGCTGATATGGTGCTTGCAAATAGCTATGGTCTGAGTGTGGTAAGAAACTAATCCCTGATATTTCATCAAAGTGTTTATATACCCAAGCTCCTACCTCTAGCCATTCATGTTCTCTAACGTTAATCGTTACAGAAGGTTTATGATCGACACCAATGTCTTTGATAGATTAACCACGTCTCAAGTTCTTCAAGAGCAGTTCTATCGTCTCGTGTAATGCTACCTCTAGGACTTTTAATAGGAAAGCTAAAGACTGCGGTGCTGTCAGGACGATATGCTTCATCTTCACAGCGACCCCCTTCCCTTTAAGGAACTCATAAAGAGCATCCTTCTTATCAATTCTAACAGTACGAATATAATAATCACTATGTCTACTATGAATACCACTAGCGGAGTCAACAAGCTGACTAACAGTACCACTTGGCTTAACACAAGTAATAGAAGCAGACTCCTGAACGTCAAGAAGCTTGGCGTATTTTTTGTTCGTCTTCTTGCTTCATCCCTTAGCTCCTCTAAAAATTTAGGGTCTGGATTTGCCATAAACTTATTATCCATAATCCCTGTTAATGATACACCTAACAACCTTTCCTCTTCTGTATTCTTTAGCCATTCTGCTGACAAGAATTGAAACTTAGTTAAGGTAGATTGAAAAGTACCCAATATTGTAGCAAGCCTAACCTTCTCTAGTAAATGAGAATGAGTATCATTTGCACGTACAACACACTCGGTCAAATTACACATCTGGCCCGTAGGACGTAGTATAATCTCACTACAAGGGTTTGTGCCATAACTGAGGTTAGGGTCTCGTCCTTGCTTCTCTGCTTGCTTCTGAGATGCTACCCTGTTAAAGATACCACGCTCACCAGACTTAGACTTTACTAACGATAGCCACTCTTCCATAAACACTTCCATGTCAGGTGTCTCTGTATAAGCTACACTGTTATTAGCTAGGCCACGCCAGGGGTACTCATTATACCAAGCACCTATCTTAGCTTCTCTCATACGTTTGTCTGTAAGATTAGATAGGGATATAAGAGCTGACGCTTCTAACACCACCTACAACAACTATCTCACCAATCATACATACAATGTCATGTACTTCTAATAGAGTTTAGCTTACGTCCTCTAGCATTAATGAATGACTCAGTAACAAAGTCAAACAACCTCTTTAATGGCTCAGGCCCTGATGCTCTACCACCAAATGTTTTAAGTCTAGCACCTGCTGGTCTAACACGAGAGTAGTCAATGGTCGGTATGTCACCTTCCCATAAACTAGATAGAAGTTTTTTAAACGCCTTCGCCCACCCAAGTTTGCTGTCGCCAACAACAATAGTATCGTCACAACTATTAATACTTTCTGGTAGCTTAGGTAGTTTATCAATCTCTTGTCTCTCACAACTGAATCCTACTCCTGTTCCGTTCATTAATATGTATAGTATTTCTGAGAATACTCTCTTATGGCTTACTGCAATGTATGCACAATTATAAGCAGATATGTTATCACGCTCACAGGCCTCACCTGCTGTCATTAATAACCTCATGCTTGGCATTACTTCTAAGTTTAATACAGCATCGTGTATTTTATCTATGTCTTTACCTAATGCTGGTTGATGTTTACGGATAAAGTCAGTCAGTCTAGTAACTGTTTCATCCCAATTTTCTCTACGCTTTAATTCAGGGATATAACGTGCATACCTTGATGTATGAATAAAGCGTTGGTAGTTGTCTAAGCTTGTTGCCATAAATTTCCTCCTATGATAAGTCAAATTGATAAGATTTATAACGACCATTCTTTTCTTTTTTCCATCCTTCTACAATTAATACCCAGTCGGCATCTCGTAGGTGAGGTGTTGAATCATGGTCTTCTAGTTTTTTAATACGGGCATTCATATTTCCATATGACGTTACCTGTAGTAAGTGGGTTTCTCCAGTAATAGATATACCTAATATATCACCAATACCAAAGAGGTCTTGCCTTACTCTTCCAAATGGATTCCAGTGTTCTACTACCTGGACTAATTTATAGTCACCACTGTCTCTCATTCTTTTAAGGGTACGCTGGGTAGGAGATGTTTTAGCCATTATGCATCTCCAATGTCATCAACAAATCTGTCAGGGTCGTTAGCTTTAGGTAACTCATTACCATAGCCATCTTCCTTAATGACATCTTCTTTACGCTTTACAATGTCCTTCTTAACTTTTGCAAAGTCGTCTTCATTAGGATGTCCAGCAAAGATAGCGTTCCAGGCATCCTCCATTTCTTGGTCAGTTATTTCTTGTGGTCTACGTCCGCTACCTTTTCCCATTATTCTACCTCCGTAAATTTAGGTTTCTGAACTCCTACGAATCCGCAGGACTGTTTATCTGTTGGCTCAAAGTCAAATGATGAATCACTGTTATGGCCTATTGGCATATACAGAAAATTCTCTTGTTGACAAAGCATTATCTTGGCATCCGTACAGTTGTCATTATAATACTTCATAGCATGGTCGCAGTTTACAAAGTTACTAACGTAAACTAAATCATCATAACTGTCTGTGTAACTAACTGCCAT